AGACCCCACCTGTTTTGTAGCGTCCGTTGCGTTCCGCGTCCCCGTCCCCCGCACGGGCTGACGGCCCGGCGGTCTGACCCCGCCGCCGGGTCCGTTTCTTGTCCTGAAAGAGCGCCCCGCCATGCCCTACGCCAGCGAACAGGACATCATTGATATTTACGGCGCGCCCCGGCTCGATATGCTGGCGGACATCGACGCCAACGGCACCCGCGACGCCGCCAAGATCGAGCGCGCGCTGAACACAGCCTCCGACGTGATCGACGGCTACATCTCCAACCGCTATGCGCTGCCCCTTCCGCGCGCCTCCGGCGTGCTGCGCGATTGCTGTGTCTCCATCGCGGTCTACCGCATGGCGAGCGACCCGACGCTGATGGGCGAAGACGTGCGTCAGCGCTACGAAGACGCGATTGCGTTTCTGAAAGACGTTGCCAAGGGCGTCGCCGGTCTGGGATCCATTCCAACCAGCGCGCAATCTGCCGCCGCAGCCGCCAGTGGCGCGCCGCCGCTGGCTTCGCCGCAAACCGTTCTCGTCGAAAGCACGCCGCGCCTTTTTGGTCGCGAACTGCTTCGGAGGCTGTGATGCCGTTCTCCCGACCGCTCACCGTCAGTAATCCGCCACCGCTTGCTGGCATCGCCAGCGCCATTGCTGCATTGATCTACGCGGCGCTGATCGGCCTGCTGGCACTCGCCGCGATGACCTGGCGTGAGGACGCCGTAGGCTCTGTCGCCCGTGTCATGGTGTCGATGATCGGGACCGCGCTGCTTGTCGCGGGGCACCGGCCATGACCGGCGTCGTCCTCAACGTCACGATGGACGGCTCGTTCGACCGCCTCACGCGGCGGGTGGACAACCTTGCAGCCCTCAATCGCACACTCGTGCTCGACGGGCTGGGTCAGATCGGCGAGATGCAGACCAAGCGCCGCATCGCGTCTGAGAAGACCGCGCCGAACGGCACGCCGTGGCGGCCTAACCGCCGTGGCACTTCGATCCTCGTGCAACAGGGCTTCCTGCGCGACAGCATCCATCACGCCGTCGAAGGCAGCGCGTCCGTCCGCTGGGGTTCCAACCTCGTTTATGCCGCCATCCATCAGACCGGCGGGACGATCCTGCCAACGAGTGGCCGCTTCCTCGTGTTCCGCGCCGGTGACCGGATGGTGTTTGCAACCAGCGTCACCATCCCCGCCCGCCCCTATCTCGGGATCAGTGTGGCGAACCGCGCGCAGATGGAGCGCCACCTCGTGACCATGCTTGGGAGACAGCTCAATGGTTGACCAACCGCCGACCGGCAATTTCAACCGCTTTCATGAGGCCGTTACAGCCGATTTGAAGGCGGCGTTAACCGGCGTTGCCGTCGATGAGCACTTCGGCCCGTTTGAGCTGGATGAGTTGAAATCCTACGCCGTCAAAGCGCCGGCTGTGCGGGTGTCGATTGCCGGTCCATCGCACACCGACGCAATGTCGACGGGTGGGCGCGAGGCGCATCTGGTCGTCGCCGCGTTCGTGGTGACCAAGGCCGCGCCGAACTGGCCTGCCCACAAATCCGCGATGGACCTCGCCGAGCGGATCGCGGCGCGCATCCATCGCAACACGTTCGCGCTCGCGTTCGTCGAGCCGCCCCGCGATGTCATCATCGAGAACCTCTACAGCGGCAAGCTGCGCGAATTCTCGGGAAGCGTCGCGCTGTTTTCGGTGTCGTGGACGCAGCGGGTGCAGTTTGGCCTTGAGACCGCGCCGTTGCCAGTTCCCGCCCCGCCCCTGCCCGAGGGCTTCGCCTTTGAAATCGAAATTGAAGAGGTGCCCCAATGACCATTCCAGTTCGTGCGAGCGAGATCGTTGCTGCGCTGCCAACGCCGCTTGCGCCGTTGACCGTTTACTACATCGAGCGCGCCGGTAGCGTTGGCTACGATGTGGTTGCGACCGATGCCGACGCGCTGCCCATCGCCATGAACCTCGTGCTGGTCAAAGGTGACCCGGGTGGGGCCGACACGGTTGCCGCCTGCGAGGCGGCGCGCGACGAGGCAGAGGCCGCGCAGGCGACCGCTACGACGAAGGCGCAGACCGCGACTGATCAGGCAGGCATCGCTTCGACGGGTGCGTCCACAGCGACGACGAAAGCGCAGGTCGCGACCGATCAGGCCACCATCGCCACGACTGGCGCGACGACGGCGACGACGAAGGCGCAGGTTGCGACCGATCAGGCCACCATCGCCACGACTGGCGCGACGACGGCGACGACGAAAGCGCAGGTCGCGACCGATCAGGCGACGGCGTCGGAAAACGCCGCCACGGCGGCAGCGGCCTTTGCCATGGCAGCGGCAGGCTCGAAAGATGCGGCGGTTGTCAGCGAGGGCAAGGCCGCAACGAGTGCGGCGCAAGCGCTGTCATCGAAGAACTCTGCAGCATCTTCGGAAGCGAACGCGGCAACCTCGGTGACAGCGGCAGCAAGCAGCGCAACCTCGGCTCTAAACTCTGCCAATCAAGCCTCGGCAACCGGGATTGTCATTGTCCAAAACCTTGTGTCGGCGCAAAGCGCAGCGACGGCGGCAGCAAACTCCGCGACCGCTGCCGCTACTAGCGCGACGGGGGCTGCTACCTCCAAGACCGGCGCTGATACGTCAGCCACCAATGCAGCTAACTCGGCGACGGCTGCTGCTGGCAGCGCCACCGCCGCATCGACACAAGCAACTAGCGCGGCCAACTCGGCAACAGCGGCGGCAGCCTCGGCGGCAGCGGCCTTGGCTAACCAACTTCCTGCCGACTGGGCCGTCTCGACCGGCGTCCAACGCATTGTCAACAAGCCCACGACACTCGCGGGCTACGGCATCACGGACGCTCTTGCGTCGGCGTCAAAGGGCGCGGCCAACGGCGTCGCGCCGCTTGACGCAACCTCGCGGGTTCCGGCAGCCTATCTCCCAGCCTACGTCGATGATGTGCTGGAATTCAATGCGCTCGCTTCGTTTCCGGTGCCCGGCGAAGCTGGGAAAATCTACATCGCGCTCGACACTGGAAAAATCTATCGCTGGTCGGGCAGCGCCTACGTCGAGATTTCGGCGTCGCCGGGGTCGACCGATGCGGTGACGGAGGGCGCTGTCAATCTCTACCATACGAACGCGCGCGTCACCGGCCTGATCGCTGCATCTCTCGGCGTCTCCGTTCAGGCGTACAGCGCAGTGCTCGCCGGTTGGGCTGGGATCGCTCAGATCGACGGATCGAACAACGTCGGCATCGGGATGGCGCCGACTGGCAGCTTCAAAATTGAAATATCCGGGTCACTAAAAGTATCGACTGCTCTCGTGGCCGGTTCCTGGACCATGAACTCTACGACCGGTGTTTATTTATCCGCCGGATCGCGCGGTAAGCTCCACGCTGGCGCTCTGGCTGCGGGCGGCGCCTATCCATTGGGGATCAGCTCCGGCGACGGCGTGACCATGACCGGCGGCCACTTGTTTTTCAACGTCGACGGCGTCGAGCAGTTACGCCTGACCTCAACAGAGGCCCGCTTCAGAGGCCCGATCTCCACCCCGAATGTAAACTCGTCGTCACAATCGAACTTTCAGGGCAACCAGCAGGGGGGGATCTATCAGGCAGCGACCGTTGGTTATGGCACCGGTGGCCTGATGGTCCAGGGACTAGGCGTTGGTGCTGCGGCCTACATGTCGTTCCATCGTCCCGGCGCGTTCGCCATGTGCCTCGGTCTGGACGTTAACAACAAGTTGGCGTGTGGCGGATGGTCGATGGGCCTCAACTCTTACGAGATATACCACGCTGGCAATCCGCCACCCAATCAGATCATGGCTCATGGGCGCGTCAATGGTTCCACCGGCGCGCTGTTGCGGTCGGTCGGTGTCACATCCTGCACCCGATTGGCTGCTGGAACATACGAGATCGTGCTCGCTGGAACGCTGCCCGCTAACGTTGAGGTGTTTGTCACCACGGCTCGGACAGCGAGCAACGTCCAAATTGGATTTGAGGACGACACGTTCCGGTCAGGCAACACGATCCGAATTTTCACGGTCAACAACGCCCACAACGCCGAAGACGCGAAGTTTTCGTTCGCGATCATTTAGGAGCCAGCGATGTTTATAATTTATCAAGCGCCTGCGCATCCGATCACCACAGTCAGCGTTTCGCATGACGCGATGATTGCCGCTGTGTTTGAGGATATCCCGGCAGTGACGAGGGACGTTCCTGCTGTCACGCGCACCGTGCCGGCAGTCATGGATGGCGATACGATCATCACGCCGGAGAGTGAGGAAATCGTCACGCCTGCTACCGTCGAAATAGTGACGCCAGCGACGCAACGGGTTGTGACGCCAGCCGAGACCGATGCCGAGTTCGAGGCCCGCATGGTTTCCGCGCTCGTGCCACCCGGTGCCCAACACGTTATCGTTGATCCAGTCACGTTGCCGGGGGTACCCGTGGAACGATGGATTGTGGATTGGGGCATGGGGGTTGTCACAACCCGAGCGGCGACAGTGACCGTCGCTGACATCGTGGCCGAGCGCGAGCGCCGCATGGCGCTCGGGTTTGACTATGTTTTTGGAGACGCACGCGGCGTCCACCACATCGGCACAACACCAGCCGACATGAAGGGCTGGGACGAGGTCACGCAGGCGACCCAGGCCATGATCGCGCTCGGCGCGGGCGCTACCACTTTGACCGTCGTCACCGATACCGGCCCCGCGACGATCACGGCACTGGAGTGGCAGTACATCCTGATGGCGGCGTCGGCATCGCGTCAGCCGCTCTGGGCGCACTCGTTCGCGCTCCAGGCAATGACGCCGATCCCGGCTGACTACGCCGACGATACCTACTGGAGCTGATTGCATGTCCGAACTTGACGAAATCTACTACCGGCTGGCCGAGCTGGAACGCGGTCAACGCAACATCGTCCGGTTCGTCGAGGTTGACGAGGTCGACGCGGCGAAGGGCACGGCTCAAGCCACGGATCGCGGCGGCGGCGAGGGCAAAGACCTTCCGCTGCCGATGCTGCCGTGGGCCGAAGTTGGCGCGCCTCAAGCGGGCGGCAACGGCACGACGTGGCGTCCGCCAGCCAAAGGTCAGCGGATGATGGTGATCAGTCCGTCCGGTCGGCTCGCCGAAGGAATGCTGTTTCCCGCCTCGTTTTCGAACGCCGCCAGTCAGCCGTCGCAGAAGGGCGACGAGCACGTCGAGACGCGCGGCAAGACCCGCGTCACGTGGAGCGACAACAGTGCCACGATAGACCATGGCGGCATGACGCTCGTGATGGCAGAAGGTAAGGTGACGATCACCGCGCCCCACATCGAAATGATAGGCCGGATAAAGATCGTCGGGTTCATCGACCACGACGGCGCGATGGTGTCGACCAAGGTCCACATCGACGCCAACGGACTGCACCGCTAGCCGCCCTCGGGGGCATCTGCCCCCGCTCCATTTCCCGAAAATCGCTGCCAAGGTTGCGTCGAACAACGCAGTTCGACGCCATTCCAATCCGCAGCGAGACACCCATGGCCAACCCGACCGTATCCGCGCCAGCAAAAGACCTCTATGAAATCGTCCAGGGCTTTTGGCACCGGGGCGTCTTTGCCGAGACAAGCTTTAAGATCGCGCTCACCGAAGCGGAGGCCAAAAACCTGCTGACCGGCGGCAATGTCCGTCGGATCGCCGCCAACGATGCAGCGCCCGTCGACCCCACCGATCCAGCGCCTGCTGCAATCGCTCCCGCTCCCGCTCCTGAAACTGCCGCTCCTGCCGCGCCTGCCAAGAAGCGGGCCTAACGGTCATGGCGGGGATGGATCGCAACACCGGGCGCTGGATTGCGGGGTGGCCTCACACCTTGCAGTCGATCGCCGACGTGCTGTCGACCCCGCTGGAGACGCGCGTTCTGCGCCGCATGTACGGCGCGGACGATGAGACGCTGCAGGATCGGCCAATCAATCCCGATGTCATCACGACGGCGATCATGGCCGTAGCCGTGCCGGTGGCGCGATGGGAGCCGCGCGTTGAGATGGTGCACGTGTCCATCGCCCGAGCCGGTGTGCACGGCCTGCTTGAACTCGCGATGCGGGTGACGTGGTTTCCGCGCGCGCTGTTTGGCGACCGAACGCCAGCCATTGAGCAACGCATCGCGAGGACTTCATGAGCCGGTATGTCGCCATCGACCTCGCCGGGCTTGTGCCAATTGACGCCGTGGTGTTGCCTGACGCAGAGGTTATCGTCGCCGAGCGAAAGCTCTTGGTCCTGGCGCTGATTACAGACCCGGTTCTGCGCGCCGAAGTGGCTGCGGTTCTGCGGCTCGAAAGCGAGCCGCTGGTCAAGGCTATTGAGGCAGGTGCACTTCGCGAATTGATGGTCGATCAGCGCATAAACGAAGCGGTTCGCGCTGTCATGCTTCCAACGTCGCGCGGTGGTGATTTAGAGAACCTGTGCTCACGGCTGGGTGTTCAACGCCTCATCGGCGAGACCGACGACGAGCTGCGCTACCGCTATCAGCTCGCGCCCGAGGCTTTCTCGACGGCGGGTCCTTATGGTGCCTACGAGTTCCACGCCCGCAGCGGCCACCCGCTCGTCAAGGACGCGGCGATCTACGGCCCCGAAAGCGGCCTCGTCGAGCCGGGCTTCGTCCTCGCCGTCATCCTGTCCAAGACGGGAACGGGCGTTCCCGCCCGCGAAATCATCGACGCGGTCGCTGCAAAATTCTCGCCTGTCGACACCCGCCCCCTGACCGATTTCGTGCAGGTCAGCGCGGCCACAGTCACGCCCTACGCGATCAACTACCACCTCCACATCCGCGCCGGGGCCGATCCGAGCCTGATCGTCACGGCGGCTTTGAACGCGCTTCAAGCCTACGCTGACGCCTGCCACAAGGTCGGCCGCCGCGTCGTCGTCTCGGCTCTCGACGGGGCTGCCCATCAGGACCGCGCCAACGTCATCCGTGCCATCCGCGTCGCGCCGCTGGCCGAGGTCAATCCCGGCTTCGAGGGTGCGGCCTTTGCCACCTCTGTCGGCGTCACCTACGAAATCGTGGAAGGGTAAGGCATGGCCATCGACCCGCCACGCGTCGAGCACCTGTTGCCGCCCAACGCGACGCCGCTTGAGCGCGCGCTGTCGGCGTCCGATCACAGGCTGCTGTCTGCGCCAACGTGGCTGATCCGCGCTGTCTGGAGCCCTGACGAGTGTCCTGAAAAGCTGCTGCCTTATCTCGCGCAGGCGTGGTCGGTCGACGAATGGGACCCAGCGTGGCCCGAGGCCAAGAAGCGCCAGGTCATCAAGGACAGCCTTTGGCTGCACCAACATAAAGGCACGGTCGGCGCATTGCGGCGTGCAATTGCTCAGCTCGATCTCGGCGCGACCGTCGTCGAATGGTTCGAGCCCGTCACG